AGAGGAAGTCGTATTGAATATGCTCACTCATTACTTCCCAATCTTCGGGAGTAATAATGTTCTTGAGAATCAATTGCGTTTTCAGCATATCATTGAACATTGCTGAGAATCTTTTTCTCAAACGTCCCACAAACTTGCTGAACTTAACTTCATCTCTTAAGATTTCCGATGAACGTCCAAGATTAAATCCACCTTCACCACCAATTCTTGATGTTGGAACATTCAGAGAACGATAGAGTTTTTCTTGGAAGTACTTAATATCAGTAATTTCGCCAAGGTTTTGGCCACCAGGAAGAGTAGTGATCTCAGTTCCTCTACCACCTTCGCGGCGAGGTAACCAAAAATCCTCAAGCATACTCATATATTTTTTGTCATCACGGATTTCACCGGTGTTTGCATCATACACAAGTTTGTTGCGATAACGCATCATAACATCACGAAGATATTGCTCAGCTTTAATCTTAGGAAGATTGCCTACATCAATATAGAAAATTCTTCTTTCTGGAGCACGAGATAACCTGTAAATAACAAGACTATCCTCAATCATTCTCAGTTGATTAAGAGCCTTGATTGCTTTGTGTAAATATGAAAGAGTTGATCCTTTATTTCTATCTACAAGACCCGACGTGCAATAAGTGATTGCATCTCTTGCAATTTTAATACCCTTTTGATCTCCAAGAGATGATGGATTTGATGTTGGATATGTTGCTTGTGGGGTGTAGATAAAATATTCCTCAATTTGAGGAAACTCATACTGCATCGGATTATCCTGATTCATATTGGATAATCTGACACTACGATCATCTTTATCAGTTTTTTTAGTCTGTCTCACATAACGAATTTTCATAGAGTCGATATATCTTAACTCTTGAATTCCTTCCTGGGGATTTTTGAGGTCAATCACTTTATGGTAATAAAGTCTTCCGTCAATATACCAATTCCTATAAATTTCGTGGCATTTTTTATCAAAATCTAAAAGATCTAAAATGCCCTTAAACTCTTGTCGAATTATTTTTTTAATACCATCACTAGCATTGAGATTCGATAACTCAATTTCTACTGGAGTATCATTTGTGTCAGAAACAATAGCCTCATTTACAATATCTTCAATCGCACTATCACATTCTGGATGCAGTGCCATCTCACGATATCTTTTAATTAAATCAAATTCAGTTCTATAAATTCCTTCCAGATCAACATAAGAACCAAAAAATCCACTGGTCAAATAATGATCAACCCCGTCCTCATTATTGGGAGGAACGGGGGAAACCACACCAGGGGATAATGGTTCTTTATCTTCAATAGAGAAACCAAAAAGTTTTGCCATTATTAAAGTGTAGACTTATTTGTACTATTTATCAAGCACCAGAACCGGCAGCCTCAGGATAGAAGTACTGGATCTGGAATTCTACAGTGAATTCTTCAATTGCATTCTCAGTTTCGTATGAAAGAGGAATATCTGAAATTGAAGTTGGGAAAATATCAACGAACTTATACTGTGCAAGAATGTTTGAAGGACCCGAAGTTGTTCCTTCACCTTGTTGAGAAGCAGCAGTTCTTCCGAGTTGATAAACGGTTGCATTACCCATGTAATCTGATGGGTTTGTCAAACCCGAACTGTCTCCATACTGAGCAACGTTTTGCATCCATGCTTCAAATGCTTTTCTATGAGAAAAGTTTTCATCATTGATAATCGTTACTGACCAGTTATCGAAAGATCTATCGCCAGCAACTTTTAAAGTTCTTCCTCTAAAAGGAATTGCAATTTCACTAACTGTCGATGCTGGAAGTGCAGCTGCCTTACACATGAATCTAAAGTTTTCGCTATCAAATGTTCCTGTACCATCATTTTGAATTCCAAGATTTACTCCTGCTGGAAATGCAACACTAACCTCAAACAGGTTAGGACGAGCACCACCACCAATGAGTTTTGACTTGAACTGTGAGATGTTTCTTGTTGGAATTTGTGCCATTTTTAGGGTCCTCCTTAGTGATTAATTATAAGATCAAACAGTTCCTGCAACTTCCTCAAAGCTGACCCCAGTTCGAGTCGCTACGAAAGTTAAGGTTACGTAGTTAATTGACTTTGTTGGTTTCAGGTAAATATCAGCTCTGAATTCATTGTTATCAATAACATCAGGAGTATTATTTGTTTCATCACAAACAACTAAGAAGTCGTAAAGACCACGCTTTGCCTGAATGTCTCTCAGGTATGGTTCAACAATATTAACAAAGTTTGATCTTGTAATTTGATCATTCAGTTCAAAGAGTTGAGCGTTTGCAGTTCTTTCGAGTGCTTGTTCGATTGTCAGGAAGAGGCGACGAACATTGATTCTATCAAATGCTGAAGCATATGAAAGTGCTGTTTTGTCTCCATAAAGAATCGCTCCAACCCCTGGTTGATTGATGATTGAGTTAACTCTTAGTGGATACAGTTGATCTCTTTGTGCTTTTGATGGATTATATGCAAGTTTGGTTGCATTGTTCAATACACCTCTTTGCTGACCAGCGGGAGAAAACCAAGGATATGAAGTGATTGCAGTTCTTACCATCAATCCAGCAATATCGCCATTGCATGGAATATAACGGAAAGTATTGTTAAATCTGTCATAAGTGTACTTATATCCACTGTCAAAGACTGCATATGATGAAGAAGAAAGTGGTGAGAAAAATTCAATCAGATTTGTTGTTTGTGTTGTTGAATTTGTAACATTAACAATATCTGCTCTGTAAGGAGAAATTATTGCTAAACAATCCTTTCTTTGATTTGCAATAGAGATTAAATAATTTGCTTTTGCTTGTGTTTCAAATTTATTGAACAATCCTGGACCCATCAATAAGTAATCTATGGCAATTTCATCTTTATTTGAAAATAACTCGTAAGAATTAATTAAATCTGAAAGTATTGCGGTCATTCCATTTGTGGATGTATAATCAATGCCACTAGTTAAAGTGTACGCAACATTTCCAATTGAACTAAAAGTTTTTCCTTGCGCCGGAACGTTCCATTGACCTTCAGATTCTGTATTTGCGACAAATGTTGTAGAAAATCCCACAGCTCTTGGAGCAGTGTTATTGTAATTATCTAGTCCAACTGAAGGATTATCTCCAGCATAAATGTATTTTGAGTTGATTGCGAGATAGTTTTTCCAGTAAATATTTTCTGGAGAATTTACTGCAGATATTGCATCTGTTGCTTTTGAAATTCCAACCCATTTTTCAAGAAGATTTCCTTGAATGCCAGTGATTGATCCTTTATCGTCATAAACTACAACGTGAACTTCATCATTTTTACAATTTCTTTGTGATGCATAAGATGAAGTATTTGGTTTTGGAGCAATAGATTTCCAATAAACTGTTGAATTGGTTAATCCAAGAGTTTGTTGATCATACCAATCAACAGCAGATTGTGCGGTAACAGTAGATCCGGTTACGATACCAGAGTTATTAATAAATTTTATGCTGTCATTTGCTGTAAATGAAGATGCTCTATCCGATTGCTTGTAATCTATATCAGTTTCTGTCCCACCAGAAGAAACTCTAGAAAACATTTTTACATCAATTGAACTATTACCATTTGTCGAATCAGTTGTAACTCCAGTAATTATACCCTTTAAATATCCAGTAAAGGCATTTGTTATGCCATCACCAGGAATTGTAATTGCAGCAACTGCAACTGTTACACCATAACCAATAATAGCTCCAGAGTTTGCTGGATTTGTGGTAGTTATTCCAATTGTTTGATCTGCCTTACTATCAATTACACAAACTTTAAGATTGTTTGCCCAAGATCCTGGATTTTTAGCTGCAAAAACATAACTTACACCATCACTAGAATGGTTTTCGGTATAGTCATCATAGTTGTTAATTTGCAAATTTGTAGTCGCAGCATATCCAACCGCAGCATTTGCATTGTTTAAATTGAATCCACCACTTCTAACGACTTTTAAAACTCCACCATAACTGAGGAATGAAGATGCGGTCATCCAATACTCGTATTGGGAGTCTGTTGATAATGGTTTTCCAAATGTATTGATTAATTGATTTTCTGTTGAAATATCAATTGGCTCATCAACTGGTCCCATAGCGAAAGGACCTGCAATTGCTCCGATATTATCGAGAACATTATCAGCTCTTCCTACGGTTAAGTCAACTTCCCTGATAAGTACACCAGGAGATAATTGAGGAGTCGCCATGT